AAAAGAACTACGAGAAAGAACATACTACGAAAGTAGAGGAACAAAACGCAGAATGGCCAAGGCCGCTGCGACTCGTAGATATAAACGTAAAATGCAAAAACGATTTGAAGAACTTGGTTATTAAGAGGTGATATAATGGCACGGCGTGCTAAAGTGGAGACTGACTCAACACTACCTAAGACTCGCAAAAGACGTAAACCAATGACGCCTGAACAAAAAGCAGCGGCGGCAGAAAGACTTGCGAAAGCACGAGAAAAACGTGCCAAAGAAAACCCACCAAAATATTCTAGTATTCATCCATCTGTAGTCGCAAAGCCAGATGATGATCCTATGTCTATGAAGAATGTTCAGAGATGGATTAAGACACAAAAAGAACTGTTGACGGTTGCTAAAGGTGATGTTAGACGTAATGTAAAGGGTGCAATTGCACAAGTTGCTTCTATTGAAGGTTATATTCGTAACCTACACCGATATCTAAGAGATGGTGATTATTGTGATATGTTCTATGGTGAACATCAACAACACAAAGTAAAAACTATGTGTGTAGTCATGGCATATAATCCAGACGGCACACCAAAACGAAATGTAGGAACTTACTATCCAGATCTTGGATGTGAGTGGACAAGGGAAATGGCAGATGAATGATAATATTCCAAAAAACAATGTTGTGCAGTTCCCCCTAAAAGGAAAGCCAGAACCAGACATTAAGATTGATAATGTTGCACTTGAGATGCATGATGACTTAAAGTTTGCTGATCATTTAACTGAAGGATTAGTTGTAAATTTGATTCACAATCTTGGTGAGAATGGCATTGATACATCCGATAAAGATTTTATTCGTGATGTTGGTTTTACAATTGAATTAGTAAAGTCTCTTATCTATAGAGGCTTGGGATTGAAACATCCTATGCAAGAACTTGTAGCGATGTTTGTGACTACTGATGAAGATGATGAGGATGGTTTGTACACCACGTTTGATATTGATGCTCTTGCTGATTTTGTCGGTATGGATGACAAAGAAGAATAACGCTTTGAAAATCTATTGACAATCGTTCTATTTTGGGGTAATATATAATACTATGAAAAATAAGGTGAAAAACTATGATATTGGTTGATATGAACCAAGTTACCATCAGCAATCTGATGATGCAAATTGGTTCTAAAAGACAGAACGATGTTGATGGAGATATGGTTCGTCATATGGTTTTGAATTCTCTTAGAATGTATCGTTCTAGGTTTTCAGAAGAATATGGCGAATTAGTTCTTTGTTATGACAGCAAAAGATATTGGAGAAGGGAATACTTCCCCAACTATAAATCTAATCGTAAGAAGGACAGAGAAAACTCTGGCCTTGATTGGAATCTAATCTTTGAAACTCTCAATGCTATTCGTGATGAGATACGAGATACATTTCCATATAAAGTTCTAGAAGTAGACGGTGCAGAGGCAGACGATTGTATTGCTACTGTTGTAGATTATGTTTCTAAAACACCATCTGCATATGAAAAGGTTCTAGTTCTATCTGGCGATAAAGATTTTATTCAGTTGCAAAAACACAACTTTGTAAAACAATATTCGCCTGTTCTCAAGAAGTTTGTAAATGGAATTGACCCTCACCTATATATTAAAGAACATATATTGAAGGGTGACAGGAGTGATGGTATTCCAAACTTCCTATCAAACGACAATACATTTGTAGATGAGTTACGACAGAAGCCTCTTGCAAAAAAGAAAATTGAAAACTGGGTTGATCAAAATCCAGAAGATTTTTGTACAGAGGAAATGATGAGAAATTATCAGCGTAACAAAACATTGATTGATTTGGATTGTATTCCAAGTGACTTGAAGGTGGAAATTCTAGAACAATTTGAACAACCACCAAAAGGTGATAGATCAAAGCTACTAAATTATTTTATACAAAAGAGATTGAAAAATCTTATGAATGACATTGGAGATTTTTAATATGCAAGACACATATACACCTCTACTTTCTGAGGTTCTAAAGAAAGTGCATAACGCAAAGACTAAAGAAAAAAAGATTGAACTTCTTAAACAATACGATTGCGAACCGCTTCGTATGGTTATCAAATCATCTTTTGATCCTAATCTTGAATGGTTGATTCCAGAAGGGGAAGTTCCATTTAAAGCTAATGAATCAGAAGAAGGTACAGAACATACGATGCTTCGTAAGGAAGCAAGAAAACTTTATCGTTTTATAAAGGGTGGAGATACTACTCTACCACAGTTCAAACGTGAGAATATGTTTATTCAAATGTTAGAAGGACTACATATCACAGAGGCACAACTTCTTATTGGCGCCAAAGATAAGAAACTGCATCAAGTGTACAAAGGACTATCGAAAGAGGTAGTCAAAGAAGCGTTCGGTTGGAACGATAATTTTACTAGGAGCTAATATGAAAGAAAACTATGACCATTGTTTGGAAATGATTCTGCACCACGAAGGTGGTTATGTGAATCATCCAAAAGACCCTGGCGGTGAGACTAATCTTGGCGTTACCAAAAGGGTATGGGAAGAACATGGTGGCACCAAAGATATGAAAGACCTAACGGTTGAAGATGTTGCCCCCATTTATAAGAAATCATATTGGGATAGAGTAAAGGGCGATGACTTGCCTTCTGGACTTGACCTTTGTGTTTTCGATTTTGGCGTTAATGCTGGAACTGGTAGGGCAGCAAGATATTTACAGAATCTTGTTGGTGCAACAGCAGATGGTGCAATCGGCCCTGCTACACTTAGAACAGTAAATGCATACGTTCAAGTGGAAGGACTTGGTGCTACAATTGATGCATATCAATCGAATCGTCAAGAGTACTATGAGAAACTATCAACCTTTGAAACATTCGGAAGGGGGTGGACTCGTAGAGTTAAAGAAACCACAGAAGCTGCACATAAACTTCTGTAAATCTCTTGACTTATTAGTAACTTAGTGTTACTATAAAACAATGATGAGGGGTGACACCTTTCTCTCTCAACTCTCTCTCTCGGTTGCCCCTCATCATAACTAAGCGGATATTGTATAATGGTATTACCTTAGATTTCCAATCTAATGACGATGGTTCGATTCCATCTATCCGCTCCAATTTATTTTACAAGCCCTTGATTTTCAAGGGTTTTTTTATGCAAAAAACTCTTGACTTGTTATGAGAACATGGTATACTAGCCATAGAAAGTGAGGAGTGATTCTTATGAATTATATTGAAGTCAACGGTGGTAAGAAGTTTCAAAGAGATGTTGCTGAAACTGTTGTTCTACAAATGATTAAAACTCTTATGCCTCGTATGAGGACATTAGAGATTACTGTGAACATCAAGAAACTAACTGGTGATGCAGTTGGTTGGTGTATGCAAGAAGATACAAATCGTGAGTTCACAATTGATGTTGCAAATAACCTTTCCCTTAAAGATTTTGTCACTACAGTTTGCCATGAAATGGTTCATGTAAAACAGTATGTCAGAAATGAGATGGATTGTTGTGGTGTAAAATGGAAAAAGAAAGTGATTCCAGAAGGAACTAACTACTATGATTTGCCTTGGGAAAAGGAAGCATATAAGATGCAAGATAAGCTTGCTCAGTTAGTTTGGGATGCAGATATTTTATGATTAATCAAGAAATAAGAAATAGAATTAAATTATCAGTCGCTGCATATGCATACGAAATGGAAGATGATTCGATTATGAGTGATGCAGACTTTGACAGTCTTTGTAAAGAAATAAAGGTGAATGAAACCACAGGCAATGAAAAGATGGATAATTTCTTCAAGACAGAATTCAACCCTTCTACTGGCCAGTGGATACATAAACATCCAGAGCTAAATAAAATAGCAGAAATATACAAAAAATATTATAAAAGTACTTGACTTGTTATGATAACTATGGTATATTATAAAGACAATAGAGAAAGAGGTTAGTTATGAAGTTTGAAAAATGGATCGATACTTTGGTTGAAGAAAAGGGTTTGGATTTGGATCATACCTTTGAATACAATGGCCCTGTTTATGGAATGAATATGATTCCCTTGGAAGCAGTTATTGAACAAATCAAGGCCTTTCATCCCAAAACTCAAGAGATGACAAAAAACAGATTGGTTGAGATTGATTTTAAGAATGGTGATGTAATGCACTTCTTTGGTTACATTGCACAAAAGATGGCTATATAAGGAGAGAGAATATGGAACAAGTTGCAGTTATTCACACAGCGTTTGAGGGTTCACCATCAACCGTTGCGTTTGTAAACGTGAAAGAGGATATGACTTTAAGTGAGAAACTTGAGTATGCATATCGTTGGACACAAAACATTTTTGATAGTTGGTCATTGAAGATGCCAGAAGATGGTAACGATGATGTGACAGTCATGGGTGATATCTCTAGTGGATACGGTTTGAGGTCTACTTCAGTCGGTGATCAGATGTTGGTTGGTACTGAAAAGTATGTAGTCGCTCCAATGGGATTTAAAACACTTGATGGAGAACCAGTATGAGTAACCTAGTGAATGAACAAGTCAAAGAGTCTATTCTTGATGAGGTAGAATCAATGACTATTAGTGAATTTCAGAATGCAGTCGATAAGGCTGGAATTTCTGGAAATACTATCATTGATGAAATGGTAGAGAATTTAGTGGAAACCCTTTTTGAACAGAGGAGTATATAATGGGTGCAGTGAAAAGTATGATGATGGATGTAGAAGATTTTGTTTATGACTTCTATTCTAGTGATGGTGAGTTAATGGAATCACCAAAAGTAATTATTGAGAAGGCCATCGAAAAGTTTGGTTGGTCATTCGGTAGTTATGCCGGTGAGGTTATTGAGAATGCTCAAGAGGAGTGTGGTGCTACTTGGGATTGGAACAAATCTGTATCACAGAATCTAGTTGGTTTTGAGATGACAGATGACACGATTCCTTTTTAGTTTAGTTGTTATAATAACATTGAGTGGATGTAGTGCAATAGAAACTTCCACTCAAATATATCAGATGTGCAAATATCAAGATAGATGCCCAGTTGAGGTGTTAGGAGATTGGTTAAATGGTAAGTAAATTTGTTATTGGAACATTTGGTGTACTAGGACTTGCAAGTTGTAACTATGCAGTTGCAGATACGCCATGTGATTATGTGAAGGACGTTCAAACGAATTGGACACACCAAATCGAAAAGACAGAAAACGTCAAGCGTGATGTGTTTCCTTACGTTGAAAACACTCGTAAGTGTGTAATGTCTATGGATGTTACTATTAATGGACAGACCTACTCTGCTGAGGGGGATTACATCTTTGGGCCTGATATGACTGAGAACGATGCTTGTGATAACGCCACAGTAAATGCTAAGAAGTCTATTATTTCAGAAGTGTCACCAGAGGTTCTAACTGCAAAGACAAATATGAATTGTTCGACTAAAGATGAGATGCCGGTACACGTTGCTGCTCCACAGCCAGAAGTAAACATTACTGAGAGTCCAGTAGTAATTACTGGCGAACCAGTAGTAACTGAAAGAATTATTTCTTCAGAAGTTGTTGACAGCACACCCAATAGTGTGGTACAGTATATACCAAATGGAAATACAATTTCAATCGGAGGATTTACGATTGGATTTAACGGATACAAAGAGCCAGGTAAGTGCTACTCAAATTGGAGAACTGGTGGAACGGACTGTTACTAATGGGTAAAATTATAATTGGAATTGTGTTGGGTGTTGTTTTGATAACATATTACCCACAGATAGGGTCAGTACTCTCTGATATATTTGTAGAGTCTGGCATTCGTGATGACTTAGTAGACTTACTGGAAGGGGTTTAATTATGAAAAAAGTCATGTTACTTGGAGCTGTTGCAATGCTTGGTGCTTGTAGTTCCAATAAGGTAGTGGAGACTGCAATGACAGTTCCACCAAACTCTATTGTAGATACGAGTACATATGTCTACAAATCTAAGGTAGTGAATGAACAGATTGAGGTTATGCCTGATTGGTTCAAGAAGATGCCAGAGAGCGAAACTGCAATCTATTCTACAGGAACAGCGGCAACAGCAGATTTACAGTTGTCTATTGATCTTGCAGTATTGAATGCAAAGACTACACTTGCTGATCGAATTAATGGTCGTGTACGTTCTCAGACCAAATCTTTCGTTGCAAAGATTGGTAATGAGGAAATTGGTAGTTCAGTTCTATCAGAAGTAGAACGGGCAACAAAGAACATCATTGCAGATGTTGATGTTGCTGGATACAAGGTGTCAGAAACAGAGATTGTTTCTAATGGCCCTAAATATCGTGCTTATGTTTTGCTGGAGTATTCTGATAAAGAGGCAAACAAGATTATCTTGAATCGCCTGCGTAAGGATAGAATGCTCTTGTCGAAGATACGCTCTACCAAAGCATGGGAAGAACTTGATAATTCTGTTACAGAACAGAAAGAAAGTGATACCATCGAATCAGAAAACAACATGAAGGTATTGACACAATAATGTTGAATGAACTGATTTTTTCGTTAATAGTTGCAACATCACCAGTACAAGGAGAAACAGACAGTTCTGTTAATTCCTTTCTGGCTGATGAGGCATACTGTCTCGCAGAGAATGTATATCACGAGGCACGAAATCAACCCAAAGTTGGACAGATGGCAGTAATGTCTGTAACACTTAATCGTGTATCAGATCCACGTTTTCCTAATACGGTTTGTGAGGTTGTCAAAGAAGGCCCATCAAGACCAAGTTGGAAGGATCAGACGGTTATGATTCCTATTAAACACAGATGCCAGTTCAGTTGGTATTGTGATGGTAAATCAGATCGTATTAATGATATGGAAACATTTGATAATATTTTTCTCTTTACATCTGGACTAGTTAATGGTACAATAACACTATTAGATGTAACAGATGGTGCAACACATTATCATGCAGATTATGTAGAACCAGCCTGGGCAAAGACGAAAACTAAAACTATCGAAATTGAAGATCATATATTTTATAGATGGGAGAAGTAGATGAACAAATGTTATTTTACACATACACATCATTTTGGGCCGATGGATAAACATGGGTTTAATTATCATACAACTGAATGTGGTTGTAGAGATAGTGACCATAAAAAAACTGGTATGTTAAACCTCGCTGGAGAAAATTACCTTTACAAAAATAAAATGGGGCAAACAGTTGTTGGTTATCATGCTTTAATGGATGATGGGGAAGAACATCCGATATATCTTAAAATTGCAGAAATTCAATATGAGGTATGGAAAGAGGTGTTTAACTCAAACCCTAAAATCCTAGCTACAAAAAGGTTTTATGAAAAAGTCGATGAGGTAGTTAATGAGAGATATGTTAAAAAAGACTCTCGATTTTCTAAACTAATAGAAAAATTTGTAAAAGAGAACCCCCAAACAAGTAACGGAGTTTTCAAGTGAACATATTTTATTTGAGTAACTATGTCGATGAGTGTGCAAAGATGCACGTTGATAGTCATGCAAGTAAAATGATTATTGAGTATGCTCAACTTATGTCTACTGCACATCGTGTATTGGATGGAGAAGAGTATTATGGTAAGACTGCAAATGGACGCAAGATTAAACGATGGAAACTGAACTCTAATCTTGAACAAGTTCTATACAAGGCCTCTCATGTAAATCATCCTAGTGGTATTTGGGTTCGACAATCAAGAGCGAACTATGAATACCTCTATGAATTGTGGACACATCTAAACGATGAGTTTATGTATCGTTACAACAAAGATGTGCCGCATGAGAGTTATCGTAAATTGCATGAGGCACTTGCATTGCCCCCTAAGAATATTTCAGAGGGAGAATTTACACAACCAACTCCAGCAATGCCTGATGATGTAAAAGATAAATGTTCAGTTATGGCTTATCGAAATTACTATATAAAGTACAAGCAACATTTGGCGAAATGGACTAAAAGAGGAGCACCGAATTGGTATGAGCAAGTGGGATTACGAACTGCCTGAACTTAGGGCAAAGGTTGCAACTTTGACAGCAGAAAACGAAGCATTAAAATATGACCTTAAAGAGATGACTGCATCTTATTATGCACTACTAAATAGGATCAAAGAATTAACTGAGAATGTAGATAATGCCAAATTATGATTTTAGGAATGTGAACACTGGTGAAATTGAAACTCATCACATGAGTTGGAAAGAACTAGATAAGTTCAAAGAAGATAATCCTAGTTTAGAAAGAGTTATTACTGCACCAGCAATTGTTGGTGGATTGGGTAGTGGTGGTGTAAAGCCAGGTGGTGGTTTAGATGAAGTATTCGCCAAAGCCGCAGAGGCGCACCCTAACAGTCCACTCGCAGATAGGTATGGTAAGAAAACTATTAAACAAGCAAAGACTGATGCTGTAGTTGCAAAGCATCGTAAAAAATGGAGTAAAGAATAATGGCAAAGGCAAAAGATATTCGCATTGATAATATGGTTTCTGTTAGTGCAGTAACAGAAAATCAAAAGAAAGCATTTGCTGATTACAAGGCTGGAAAGAACCTTTTCTTGTATGGTGCTGCTGGTACTGGTAAAACTTTTATTACACTGTATCTTGCACTACAAGAGGTATTGAGAAACGAATCAAAATACGATTGTGTTTATATTGTTCGTAGTGCAGTACCAACTCGTGAGATTGGTTTCTTGCCTGGCGATGAAGAAGATAAGACAGCTTTGTTCCAAGTTCCTTACCAGAACATGGTAAAGTTTATGTTTGAACAACCTAATGAACAGGCGTTCAACATTCTATACGACAGACTAAAGAATCAAGGTTCGTTGATGTTCCTTACAACTTCATTCTTGCGTGGTATCACATTGGACAATGCAATCATCATTGTTGATGAGGCTCAAAATCTAAACTTCCACGAACTTGATACAATCATTACTCGTGTTGGTATGGATTCAAAAATTATGTTCTGTGGCGACTTCTTCCAATCTGATTTGCAGAAACATTCAGAGAAAGAAGGCATCAAACACTTTATGAGTATTCTTAGAGGTATGCAGTCATTCTCAAATATTGAATTTACATTGGGCGACATTGTTCGCTCTGGTATGGTGAAAGAATACCTTATCAGTAAGATTAAGAAAGAACAAGAAAATGGGTAAGAAAAAACAGCGTTCTACACAAACCTCCAAAGGTGAACGTAGATGTGTTGCAAGAGCAACTATAAAGGCATTGCGTAAAGACTATATGCAAAGTAGTGATAGAGTGAATAATCAACTCGCTGCATTTCTAAAGGGTAAGAATGTCATGTTGACTATTCCAAACCCAAATAAGAACGAAACGAATAAAAGAATGATTCGTGTTCCAGCTGCAGAAGTGTGGCGCCGTGGTGGTAAAAAAGTTTAACAACTAAGAGGACTATATTATGTTTAATCATGTACCAGTAGATATCCCAGAGGTATCTACTAAAACAGTCAACCGTAAGCGTTTCTATGTAACACCTACTGGACTGTATCCATCCATTACAACCGTATTGGGTGTTCGCAAAGACAAACAAAAGGGATTGCAAGAGTGGCGTAATCGTGTAGGTAATGATGTTGCTAATCACATTATGCGAACTGCTGCATCTCGTGGAACTGCTGTTCACCATATGTGTGAAGATTTCCTTAACAACATTGAAGTAACACAAGAAGGTAGAGACTTTCTGCCTTGGTGTTTGTTCTCACAACTAAAACCAACTCTGGAAAGTAGTATAAATAAAATATATGCCCAAGAGTGTGGACTTTGGAGTGAGAAATATCGTGTTGCCGGTCGTGTAGACTGTATTGCAGAATATAACGGTATTCCATCTATTATTGACTTTAAGACATCTCGTTCAGAACGTAAGGACGATTACAATCTTGAGTATTACATTCAAGCCTCTGCATATGCAGAGATGTTTGAAGAACGGACAGGAATCGAAATCAATCAGATTGTGATTCTTGTTGTAAC